AGTTCCCAGAAGCTGCTGCTGCCGTTGTTGCTGAGGTGCTTATTAGTTTTTTGGTTGCTGTTCCACTATTCATATCATAAGCAAACGAAGCAGTATTATCAGGTAAGTAAATAATTTGGCTTCCACCTGTGTTAGTTAATTCATAGTCATTAGGATCAATAATTTGATTTGAGCCACCAGTAAAAAAAGAATAGCCATAAAATCCAGTATCAGTTACAGTAGCTGTTGCTAATTGACTACCACCTCCATCAACAGCATCATAAGCATACCAAGTACTACTCATAGCAACTGTGTCTAATACCTCCTGATGAGCAGCCCAATAATCCTGCGCTAATGTAGCTATTTCAAATACTGTTCTATTTGATGTTGCATTTTTTATTATTGTGTATCTTAGTGTCCCATCTATGGTTAGTTCTAGCTTAGCAGACAAATGCGAGCCTGTTGTTATAGTTAGAAAATACGGACTTCTTAAAAATATATTTGCCATTATTTATTATTGTTAGGTATAATTATTGAATTGTCTAAATCATCTGCAAAAGCATTTTGTAAATCAGCAGGTAATCTTTTAAATGCTGCTTCAAAAGGTTTAGTAAAAAACATACTAGGCTTTATTCCATATTTAAAAATATTTTTAGCTACTGCATATTGTAATGATTTTCTACTTAAAAATCTACCTGTCTTTTTATCTCTAGTTCCCTCTAAACCTTTTCTTACTACCCATTGACTAAAAGCAGATGGAGGAGGCATTTTAGTAGTATAGCTATAAGGTGTGTTGTATTTTTTTTTAGTACCACTAACTCCCTTGTCTTGAAACCTACCGTAGTCATCCATCATAAAATTTATACCAATAGCATTAGCACCTTTAAACATCTTATAGTCTAAACTATTATATAAACTTCCACTTACATTCATTTTCCTTTTAGATAAATTAGTTCTCGCTTGTTGGATTACATATTTACCAAATTTATTTAAAGCCTCTTTTGTTTCTTTTAGTTGCATAAGTTTATATCGTTTGCTACAAATACATCAAATGTGCAAGTAACTCCTGCCATTTCATTTTCAAATCTTTCATAAAAGAATTCACAACTTGCATCCCCTGTTAATTGATATAAATCTAAATGGATAGTTCCTTGTCTTAATGATCCTATTAATTTATTTACTACTGCTAATTGTGTATTGATAATATCTTGCTCGTTATTGTTTCCTCTAAATATATCTGTTGTTTCTTGTTTACTTTGATCAACTATATCCATTGCTAAAACACTAATGTTAAATTGTAGTACTTGCTCTAGTATTGTTACATTGTTAACTATAATATGACATAAAGGAAATATAGTTTGTTTAGATAAATCTATTTCTGTTATATCGCCTGTTGTTACAGTATTAACATTTACATCAGCTAACAACTGATTTTTAATTGTTTCTGTTATTTGATAAAATCCTCTTACTCCTTGATTACTCATTTATTTTTGTTTTTTTTCTTATTGCTATATATAATAAAGGCAAAGCCAATAAGATTGTTATTGTAAATATGTTTAAGTGTGGCTCTCCACATAATCCGAATAAGTGTTTAATTATTTCTGTCATCTGTTTAAATTCTTTTTCATTTGTTTAGCTTCTAGTTCTGCTTTGTCTTTTAAATAACTTAAAGTATAAAGACAAGTATTAACATTTAGTTTAGTGATATTTTCAATTCGTGTAATATCTCCTTGAGCGAGTTCATTGAATAATGCTCCATACCAACCCCACTTTTTTCCAAATTGGCTAACTGCAGAGAATTCATTTCCTCCTGATCCAAAGAGTTCAGCATAGTTTTCGACAAGTCGATCCCTAAATGATAAAAAAAAATAATCGATCCTAATACTGCATCCATTGGCATATCAAACATTGAATCACCCTCTTCACCTGTATAATCTTCAATTAAGTATTTGCTTTTTACTTTTTGTTTTATTGGACGATATAATACTCCCATTGCTTTATGAATGTTTTCAAAGTCTCCTATGTTACTATCTAAGTCAATGTACTCACCAAATGTCATATCTTCTAAATGTGGAATAAATCCATATTCTTTATTGTTCATTGTGAACTTAGTAACTAATGCAGGTTTAGCTTTAAACATTTCTGCTAATCCCTCTGTTATATCTTTTATGCTTTTAGCTTTCATTGCCATTATGGTATCGCCTCTTAGTCCACAAAATATCTCTATCATTTTAATAGCTAAGAATTTCTCATCTGTATTGTTTTCTTGTATGTTTAAATATTTTTGATATTGTCCTAAAGTTATCTGACTTAAAGAACTAGGTATATGTACATTTACTTTCATACATATATAACGAAGAAATAAAAAGTTTTAGAAACTATTGTATTATGTATTTACCTCTATTAGGGTTTTTAAGTTGGAAGCTAACAGCATATCTTACTGCATCAATTAAATGATTGAATTTATCAATAGGAGTATTAGACTTTTTCTCTAGCCAAGAATAGTTGTTTAGTTCTTTGACGAGGTTTATACTATCTTCGCTTATTACTAAATCATAGTCTTGTAATAATGATATTCCATAGGTAACGCTTCCCTGTCCTTTTACACTTGGTTTAACATTACAACCCTTTGCTCGTATCTCGCTTATCAGTCTTGGCTCTGCACTATCTGCAACTATTAAACTGTCTTTTGCGTGTTGTATGTTTAAGCGTGTTATTTCGCTTGTTGTTAAGCTGGGTAAGTAATAGCATTCTCTTAAGTAAATAAGTTTGTTAGAAGTGTCTATATTAGTTTCTATTAATGTTGTAGGATCATTACTAAAACCATAATCTTGTCCGAATACTGAAACGCCTATTTTTTTAAAGTCTCCTATCTTCCAATTGTTAAAGATAACTCCCTCTGCTTTATTTAACCAGCCACCCATTATAGCGTGCTTGTATTTTAATGGACGTCTTATTTTAAGTTCTTCTATTTGCTTTAAGAATGATTCACTTAAGTTTTTAAGATTGTCTTGATATGTTGTGTGTATGTAACTCGTATTATCTTTCGAAGTATTGATTCCCTCTTGTATTCCTTTATCTTCAAAGAATCTTTGATATATCCAATGTTCTTTAGTAGTAGGGTTTAATATAAGTATTATTCTATTTTGGTTTTTAGTTTCTCTTATTGTTAAGTCTATCTTGTCAAATGTTTCCTCGTCTGTTAATTCCTCAGCCTCATCTAGTACCCAAGTAGTAACACCAGTAATAGATTTAAGGTTTGCTGTTTGATCTCCTGATGAGGTTTTGATTCCTTTAAATACAATCTTGCTTCCTGATCTTATATTAATGATTTCATCTTTAGTAATGTGAAAGTCATCAAACTTATCTAAGAGTTCTATCTTCTCTATGAATTCAGGTATAATAGAAACATAAGCTGAGGTTAAAGTATATCTAGTAAATAGTATTGTATGGTTTGCTTCGTATGTAAGCAGCACTAACATTATGTTAACAGAAAAAGATTTACCTGATGCTCTACCTCCAGTAATTACATAATATCTAGTATCATTACCGATAGCTTGATATTTAGGGTTTATGTCTATCACTTAAATTTGATTAAGTCTTTAAAGCTAATGTTTAAGCCTGATGATGAGTTGATGTCAATCTTTTCTTTTGGCTTTCCGTATCGGTAGTTGAAATATATTTGTATTGCTCGTATGTCGCCCTTAACTATTAGTTCTCCTAATTTCTTTAATGCTATTTCATTATCAATAACATTATCTAACTTCTCAACTAATTTGAGTTCATCTGTTTTAGGTTTTCTTCCTGAGCCTAATCTTCTACCTCCTCTATTTTCTAATTTGTACATTTTGAAAAACTTTGATTAATCAAATATATAACGTTAGTTTTCAACATTTTGTGTAGGTAGTCTTTTTTTAATCTCTAATATCTCTCGTGATAACTTATCTACCATAATATAAAGATTAGCTGTTATTCTTTCTATCTGTGCTATCTTTTGTTTCTGAGTCCATTTCTTTTCTTTCATATCCTAGGTGTTGTGATTTATCGTATGTTTCTTCTATTTGTTTCCATTCTTTGATGAAGTTGTTTATTAGAGTTTTTATTTTGTTTACCATAGTCTGCCTTGTTGTTTATGTTGTTCTATTCGTTTCTTTGCTGCTTCAAAGTATTCTTTGTCTATTTCGTATCCTGTTAGCTCAAAGCCTAACTTATGACAAGCTATTGCTATTGAGCCACTACCTAAATGTGTGTCAAGTATTGTATCTCCCTCTTTAGCAAAATTCATAAGCAACCATTCATATAATTGTATTGGTTTTTCTGTAATATGAATTTTTTTTGGTTTGTTATAATCTACTTTTAATTTGTCATTAAAACCTTGTAAATTTCCAATATTTGTGTATCTAACAAATGTTGCTTTCTTTAAACAAGACACCCAAGCTAATTCAAATTGTGATATATTTTCTATTTTTAGTGAAGATGTTGATATTTTCTTTTGTCTTACAGCTTCTGAAAATGTTTTGTCCCAACAAAGCCAACCTTGATTGTGTGGTAAATTAAAATAATTACCTCCCCATATTATTTGATTTTTACTAACTCTAAATAATTCTATAAAATATTCATCACTTGGTTTCATATCAATAGCATCCCATTTAGCTATACCTATGGCGTAAGGAGGGTCAACAATAGCCAAGTCAAACTGATTGTCTGTCATTTCTTTCATAGCTTCCATACAGTCTTGATTGTATATCATTCTGTTCCTGATATTATTTGATCGTGTGGTAGTCTGTTACGATTGTATTGTTCTAATTTCCATTGTTCGTCTCTTACTTTGTCCTCCTCTATTTCT